TGTCGGATTCTTTGTAATGTTGTATCGCGGACACGTGGCGTAATCGTCCCGTATCAATAGCATGTCGCCGGGTAAAAGTTTTCTTACCCTTTCGGCAATAGCCACATCCATATCCGGTGTAGAGAAAGACAGTTTTCCGTTACCACCGCAAAGATGGCCGTCTCCCAAAAGTACCCCCATGATGTAAGGATGGATGATGTATAATCTTTCCTTGTACTTCACAGGTTCACACATTGGGATTTCCCATTTCCGTCTTGTATGGTTATGGCCAAAACCTTTCAGGTTGTAGGTTACGCCGGAATCCATGATCTCCTGTGTTGTCTTGGTGATCCATCCTTTCCCCTTTCTTCTACGGTTGACATCTCGGACACACCACAGATGTTCTGGCCCGCATTCACAGGATACGCCATCAGAGAACGTAACTTTGAACACGCGGCGTTCTTTTTGTGGAAACACGCCGCTTACGGCATATACATTTCCGTCCCTGCCGAATATCTCGTCTCCAATTTGTAACTCTCCGATCCGTCTGAAGCTGTTTGGAGTAGCCACGTAACTACTGACCGGTTGTTGTTTACCAAGTCCCATATCGTCTCCATTGATAAACCGTTTCAGTTGCAAGCCTCGTGCAATTCCTTGCAGTTGATAGGGGTAAGGCTGTACTTTCAGTCCATGTTCTCCGTCTAGTTCCGGCATTTCCGGTATTTGAAAAGCAACATCCTCCTCTGTCTGTGATTGTGCAATCGTTCCCCATTGTACCGGTTCGAAATGGCGGACGTAATAAGTCAATTGATCCAATTCTGCTTTGCATTTGTTGGTTGCCGGAATCAGCCATGCGCCCGTTTGTTTGTCCCACCAGCGGATGGAAACAGAGCTTTTCAGCTTGTCTACAACCTGCTGGCGGTATCTGTCAAACTTCACCGCATAACATTGCCCTTTTTCTGTATTTTGCAGTGTAATTGTCATAGTGGTAGGTGTTATGCAAATTCGTCAAACGCTTTTATCTCTTCGGTGACATCCTCCATTTCTGCTTTTTTCTTGCGGCCGCGTTTCTTCGGCTTCGGCTCTGCTTCTCCGGTAATATCTGCTTCTTCGGGAACATCGAAATCGAACGATTCTTGTTTGATTCCATATTTTCCGCCGAACAGGTAAGCGTCCACTTCGTAGTCAAGTCGGCTGACCGCCTGTTTTAAAGCATCTCCATACGGATATCCCTCGCCGGATTCGTCTTCGAATTTTGTAAACGGGACGGAAAGGTTAAGGACTTGTCCGCTTTTCAATAGCTTTTGTGCCTGGATAGAAACACCGGCCGATTCGTCTGATCCACCTTTGCTATACCCCGTGACAACGATATTTTTCAGTTTCTCATTCAGATCATCATCCGAAGGATTTTCGATATTTACAACTCCGGCTTCTTGCATTTCGCAAATCTTGACGGCATGAGTCTTTAACAAACTCATGGCATATAACAGGTCCGGATGAACGAATTGCTGGGATGATTTGGTTACTTCGTTCTTGTAGTTTGCTTCTACAAATCGCTCTGTATAATCTGCCGTTACCTGGTTGTTCTTGAGCTTAACTTTTTGAATTTCATACACAGGTTGTTCTTTTACTAATTCATCTTCCATACTTTTTAAAATTTAGGATTGTTATAACTTTGGGGCGCTAAGGCCATTTCTGCTTTTGCTTTACTGATTACAGTGCGACACCATTCCAGTTGATGAGTCGCGGTCCGGTTCAAACGCTCACACCAATCGACAAGATATTGTTCATCTTTGCACAGACTGTCAATGATAGCATTTACTGCCTTGGAGGTAGCCCCGGCACGTGAGGCTGTTTCCCGTAACGTATCGAAGACTTCCGATTTCTTTTTCCCGTTCAGATGGTATTTGGCATCTGCTAACAGTTTCCCGGTCCGGGCGATATAGACGGCAAGGTCGTTTCCACGTAGGACAGCTTCTTGGACTTCTTCACTCATGGTAATATTCAGATAGGAATCAATAGCTGCCAACTCGTTGGATATTTTATCTATGGGTGTGATGTTTAAATTCATGTCTGTTTGTCTTTAAAATATATCTTCCGAAAAAAAGGATATCCTATTTATTTTCAACCGAACAGCATCCACCACCGGAAGGCAAGTTCTTCGTATTTTTCTTTACCTTTCTGGTAAATCGTATCGCCTCGTTTAATGAATGCTTTGAACACTTTTTGATTTTTCTTGGAGATACCATAGATGAAATCCTGCCGACTGCCTGCGATATCCATATACCAGGCGCGGGAACGGTCCCAATCGAAAAAGTCAATAGCTTCATCGAATTGTTTTTGTGTGCTGGCAAAAGTGCTTTTCAGGTCTCCCCCAAATCCGTAGGTCGGAAGCCACCAGTCCCATTTGCACCGGGTATCGAGCGTGTATTTGAAGTTGCCATATTGGAAACATTGGTTCTTATTGACCATGAATCGTTGAGTTTCCGCCTTAGCAAGCACTTGGGCCAGGAAAGGATCGTGTCGGGCTTCCATGCGGAGGGACTTCTTCATGGCTTCTGCCAGTTCCCAATCCTCGCCGGAATACAATATATCGTCCACCATGCGTTTGTCATACCTGACCCTTTCCGGTTCGGTAATCATCGCATCGATTAGGCTGCCGAATTTGAAGGCTTTCTCCTTATCCCCGTATTGGGTACGGGGATAGAGGAGGTTCTTTAGTTCCGTAAGGTCCGAGTTACTAACCTCCGACCGTTGGTAATACGTATCTTGCATCTTCTTCCTTGAGTTTTAGATATTCAATGACTGCAAAGTCAAATTCGAAATTGTAGGTGTTATCCATCAGCCACCGGAACCATTTGCGGCCCTCTTCCGTATCGAGAATCTTTTTCAGAATACTTGGCTCGCGTCTGTATTTTCCGAAGTTTATCCATGAGGACAGATAGAGTTTCTTTTTCATATCATTTGGCTGTTACATCATCGATATACTTTACATATGCGGATTGGATTTGCTCTCCGTCCTTATTCACAACTTTCTCGCAGTAGGTAATCATCTTCTTATGTACCTTCTCTAGATCCTCCATGCTCATATTGATTCCTTCGCGCATGAACCACATCTGATATACCTGCATGAATCCTTGTGGATTGGTTATCTGGATCTTCTTCTTGACCTTGGCTTTCGTTGGAGTAGGGGACATGCTGGCTGCTGAGAAATCAAATGCTGCCTGTACTTCGGCAGCAGACTTTTCAGCAGCCGCTTTGGCCTTAGCCTCTTCTTCCCGGCGTTTGCGTTCTTCTTCCTGCTTTTTTCTTTCTTCCGCTTCCTGTTGTTTTCGCTCTTCTTCCATACGGGCAGCTTCAACCGCATTGGTACGGCGTAGCTCTTCCTGTTCTTCCAGTTGTTTGCGGAGGCTGGGGAGTTTGTCGATCAAATCCTGCTTTGTACCCTCTATTTCAAAACGGTAACGTTCTGTAAAATCTTTCTTCTTTTGTATAGCGACTTCATTTTTTATTGCTTTACGGGTTTCTGCGTCCATATAGAAGGTTTGTTTGTTGTCAGAAACGTTTTCTACAAAAGCACTCCAGGAGAAATTTATACTTGTTTCGGATATTCGTCGGCATACATCGTTGTAGGTAGCGAGAGTAGTGCGGTTGAACATGCTGTTTAGTGCATTGATATGCTTTTCAACGTATGCGGCATACGCTGTATCCAACATGACAGAGATATCCGATCGGTATTGAGCCTTTTCGTTCTCCAACATCTGTTTACGGCGAGCTTCCTCTTCCCGTCGTTTTTGTTCGGCAATCTTCTTGGCCGCGTATTTGTTACGGGCCTGTTGGAGCTTATAAGGAATAGTGGTGACCGATTTGACGTCGATAGCCGATTCCAAAGAGGTAAAAGACTTGCTGACCGTAGCCAGAAGTTGCGTCAATGGCTTACGACGCTTGTTCATGTTTTCTATTGTTATTTTCGTCTTTGCCAAATACTCTGAGACCTTCGCATCCAGTTCATCCGAGCTAATACCTCCTTCCGCTTCAATGGTGTCCAGAAGTGTTTGTCCGGCTTGGTTACATGTCGATACGGAAGTTTGGTTGCGTTGCAAGGTGGCAGGAGCCGATTGCATGATCTGATTGAATTCTTCCACTTTAATAAGAGAATTGTTAGCTTGTGTATCCATTGTGATAAATTTTTAAGTGATTGATCGAGTTTATTAAAATCCGGCGTCTTCATCTTCCTGTGATATTGGGGTTGTTATACCTGATGCGGGTACCGGTTCCGCTTGTGGTTGCTCTCCGAATTCCTGTAAAGGGTTTTCCGATTGAGGTTGGAGGGCTTGTGGCTGCTGTCCGGGTTGATTGGGCTGAATAACGGTTGTTTGTTCTAATCCGTAGTCAATATCCTGCGGTTCTTCTTGAGTTTCGAATACAGTAAACTTTCCGGTCCGGACTTTGGGATATCCGTCGAATGCGTGTTTAATCAGTTTGCTTTCCAAGAACCCAGGATCGATACCGCCTTCGTTTGAAGTATAGAGGGCATTCGCCTTACCTTCTTTTTGACGGGTTTGCGGATTCCAACGTTGGTTGTTTTTGTAGCTGTACGCCTCTAAGCGTTTGATATCACCCTCCATCATCCAATGCCAGTCTACAGTCCCATCGGCGCGGACAATACGGATAAAACCACCGATCACCTTATTTGATTTGCGGGGACAGGCCGCCTGATAGGTAACGGTCTTTACTCCGTCAACCAATCCCGGTGAGAATGTGTCACCTTCATAGCAAACAACCGGATTATCTACATACCGGACCTGTCCGGCACGCTGGCGCATAACCAATTCCCCATAACCGGTGATGGAAAGGTAAGCACGCAGTTCATAGATGTCGTTGCCATTGTTGTCCTTATAGCCGGTCTTCGTGCTGCGGGGGAGAATATAGCAGTGGGGGCGTCCTGTGGGATCAAGAGACAGGCCGTTTACGGCAATATCTAAGAAACAGCCGTACAGGGACAGTGGAGAACATCTTTGCAGTTCCGGCTTGTCTTGTAAGATTTTCCGGAAGTTGAATTTTTCCTTTTCATAAATCTGAGTTCCTTGGCCGGTTCCCCAGATCGCATTGTACATAAGTATAAACTTCTGTTCAACCCGGCTATCATCCGCTATCATGAGCGGATTTAGCTGATTTAGTTCAGCTACTTTAATTTGAATTTGATTTGACATGATTCTATTGTTTAAAAATTAATTACCAATGTTTCTTTATCGTGTAAACCATTGCCACGCAACCGGATGCCGTAACTATATGCTGGAAATACCCCAAGCAAATAGCGATAATACCAAGTATGGCAAGCGTTCCAAACAGGATGTAAAATCCCCACCTCGCTACTTGAGCGAGTTTCCAGTAATTTGTTTTCATACATCAATGATTAATTGGCAAAAGCCGTTTACTTGTCTTTGAAATAGCGAGTTGGATTTATATTGTAAACATCCTCCGATAACTCTTTACCTGGAGTGCCTTGCCGTGTTAATAATTCATTTAGTAATCGTATGGATCCAGGGCGCATTTATACAAGTCTTCCAATCTGTATTCGATTTTGCCCGGCCGTTTGTAACGCTGTAATCTTCCTTCTTTAACCCACCGTTCAATATTCTGTCTACCAAAACGTACATGAGCTTCTTTTTGCCCAATGAATTCCCGGATTCCTGCTTGTATTTTTGAGATTTGCAGGGCGAGATATTCAATCTCAATCTTCCGTAAAGAAGGTATGCTTTGGTAGGTGTTATCGGTCGGCATGGTTATTCGGTTTTAAATTGTTTATATTCTTCTTCAATCCCATATTTGACAAATCGATAACATGCTTCAAGATCAAAACAATCGCATATCATCGCTTTGTCGTATTCAACTTTTAGTTCCAGTATTCGGAGTCGAAGCTTAGTGTCATCTAGGGTAGTGTCATCTTGTTTGAAAATATCTTTTAGAAGCACATTTTTAGCAGATTTTATTCCTCGTTTCGTAAGCCAATTATACATCTGCCCCCGTGTTACTTCTCCAACACCACGAGATCCGGATATACGTTTCCAATCAATTGCTTCCAATTGATTATTGGTAAGGTTACGCACTTCCTCTATGCTGTAGTCGGTATTACGGAATATAGCATAAACCATTCTGTCAGGCATTGGGATGTTCATTTCTTACCTCCTTTTCTCTTTATATCTTCTAGTTGTTCAAGTTTTTTGCATAACTCTTCGATACAATCTTCCCTTTTAGTGTTGTATTGGTCAAATTTATTTAATAGGGAATTGATACACTCTTTCAAGTATCCTTTATAGCCTGAGTGATAATCCTTGTTGAAGTCCTGTTCTTGCTGAACATTCCCCTCTGATTCCATACATTCCCCTATTCTGATTTTTATGCTCTTTGTATATCCATTTCTTAATTTTTTTTCTAACAAGAGATACACCATAGCAGGATTTATTTCTTCTACAAATTCACAAACGTCCCATTTTTCAGGATTGATATGGATAGTTATGTTCTTTTTTTTAATAGGAATGTATAGCATCCCTCTATCTCCAATATTTATGTTTACTTCCATAGATTATTCGCCTTTAAAGAGATTCTTTTCGTTTGCATATCGCATAAACTCCGCCATAGAGTGTATCGAGAGTTTTCGGAACACGTTCTTCCGATGATTCTTTACGGTGTGGGACGATATAAAAAGCGCTTCCGCAATCTCTTCGTCTTTCTTGCCATAGTAGCAAAGCTCCATCACCCTAAGTTGACTGTCTGAAAGTGTGCTGTTGAACTTCGGTTCACAGATTTTTTTGAAGCCATCGCATTCCCCACGTAGAGGGCAGCCGACAAACTCGAATTTGAAATTCCAGTTCTCATCGATATCGATCATGTTGTCATACAGCCCGAAGTTGCATTTGATAAATCGGCGTATAGCCAAGAAATCACGATAGCATTTATTCCCATCGTAACGGGCGTAATACTTGCGGAGAGCTGTATAGGCTTCTGGATAGAACTCTTCCAGCACCTCTAGAAAACGCTGAATAAAGTCGGTATCCGATTCCTTTAACTGGCGCTCCGGCTGTCCCTGTTCTTTGATGATTACTTCACCGGATGGAGTGGTATAGAATTCTATTGCATGCATGATTCTCCCTCCGGAAAAAGAATTTCTATAGGTGCGCCTAATTCTTTAGATATAGCCTTTTTGCAAAGCTTATCGGGGTTGAATGTGCCTCTTAACCAATTGTAGACAGTTTGTTCTGTGCGCTCTGTCGCATTAGCAATCCGGCGAACGAACTCCTGTTTGGGTGTTGGAATCTTATCAAGTGCTTCATATCTGTCTTTGAAAGACAGTTCACTTGCTCCATGACTTTGTAGGGTTAATTTTTCCATTTTTACCTCCTTACATTATTATATATATACTAATTTCTTTACCTTTGATGTTGTATTAATTATTACAAGTGCAAATATAGATATATTTATCTACAAACAAAACTATGTGTAGATAATTTTATCTATTTAACAAATTATCTATGGCAAAACAAGAAGTAAGTCAATTAAGAGATAGAGTCAAGGCTTTTATTTTATCAAAAGGACTTAGTGTTAGAGCTTTTGAAGCATCTGTAGGGCTTCCAAATGGTTCTGTAGCTCAATATTCCGATTCAACAAGCAAGGAAACATTAAAAAAAATCTCAGAAGTATATACTGATTTTGACATAGACTATATTATTTCTGGTCGGAATAAAGATGTAGATGCTAATATCTACAATGACCGACAGCCAATTCTTGATATTCGTGTTTGTGCGGGGAACGGTATAGGTTTAGAGGGGGACGAGAACAAAATAACAGAGTGGGTTTCCATCCCTGCATTTAAAGGATGTCGAGGAATTATGGTATTTGGAGATAGCATGTATGACAAGTATAAATCTGGAGATATCATATTTGTTCGTAGGATCGAAAGTCGGGATGATATAGACTATGGCCAGTGTTACGTTGTTATAACCCAGGAAGATCGATATATAAAGAATCTTTATGAAAGTTCTAAAGGTGATGGTTATATTACGATGGTTTCATATAATATGGAACTGAATCCTGATGGCCGTCGTAAGTTTCCAGACCGGGATATTGCTAAGAGTGAAATCTTGTTTCTTTATAAGGTGGCAGGGAAGTTGAGGAGAAATCAATTATAGAAACAATTTAAACTAGTATTAGTTATGAAATTATATCATTATACATCAATTGAAAATTTAGCTCTCATATTGAAAAATAAAACGATACGTTTTACAAGACTTGATAAGGTTGATGATAGCGAAGAAGCAGGATTATCCTGTAAAAATATCCAACTTAGTTATTATACTTTCGTGTCATGTTGGACCGATAGTGAAGAGGAAAGTATTCCTTTATGGAAAATGTATGCTGGTAAAGAGATGCACGGAATAAGAATTAGCCTAGATAGTGATATGTTCTTAAAGTACCATATTCCTAGTGGAAGGTTTTATGGAGTTGATGTATATTCGAAGAATGAAAAAAGTTCAATACTGCCGATTGAAAAGATAGTAACGAAAGATTACTTAGTAGTTCCTTCATTTAATGATTCGGAAATGTTCTTTAAGAAAGTATTATATGTGGATAATCCATTTTCTGAAATGAGAGATGTTGTGCAAATACAAGATATGGGAAATGGGGAAGGAGCAATGAAAATGAATCTAAAAAAGATAGGCTTATATAAACGAAAATGTTGGGCTTTTCAAAAAGAACATCGTTTCACATTGACTATTTTACCTAATATTTGGGGAGATATAGACATAAACCAGATGCCAAAACGGATTATGCAGGCTGTATATGATAGAATCCCTCCCAAGCTTTCTTTTTTTGATTTAGAAATAAATCCTGAATTATTATCAAAAATGAAAATAACACTTAGCCCTATCTGTTCGGAGGCAGAAAAGGTGATAGTTGAGTCTATAGTTCAGAAATTTGCACCTAAAGCCATAATTAGAGAAAGTATGCTTAAGGGCTTAATTAATAGATGATTATTCCTTTAAGTAAATAATTTTCTCTATTTCATCATAATGGTATTTGAGTGATAAATAATATGAATGATGAAATAAGTAACGATAGTAAGCTTCATTAGCAAAAAATCCTCTCATTAATAAATTGAAACTAAGCGAGTTTACTAAAATTGATTTTCTGGAATCTATTAATGTACAGATGAGAGTTTGATAATGATCATCTATTGCATTAAAGCAATCATATAAGATACAATTTTTTGTCATAACTTTTAATTTAAAATATAAATAGATGGAAGATAAAGACAAAATAATAGCCTCACTCCGGAAGCAGCTCAAGGAAGCTGTTAGCCGGTGTAATGCCTTAGAGCAAGAAAATGCTCTATTGTCATATCAACTTGAAAAGATGGAGGAAAGATGTCCGGAATCACATTAAAGATAGACAAAGGTCAATCTTCCGCTTTCTCCGAGATTATGGGATTGCTCCAGTCTTTTCCTGGATTAAAGGAATGCAAGAAACATTATTCGGTAAAGCTGACGGAAGAATAGGTTTTCCGGTTCCGGAATGAACTGGATCAGATTATGCAACTATTGCCGCAATTGAGGGAAAAGGAGTGGTTCGATATTCCGGCTTACGGGACGGATGAATGGGCTAACTGGATGATAGATTTACACAGAAAAAATATGTAACTTTGGAGGGTGGTTTACAAATAGTTTACAGTCATATATGTAAATGATTAGAAATTAATAGATTAAAATATATGTCAGACAGTATTGTTATTATTCCCACGTATAACGAAAAGGAGAATATAGAAAATATTATTCGGGTTGTATTTGGGTTGGAGAAAGAATTTCATATTTTGATTATAGATGATGGATCGCCCGATGGTACGGCAGGTATTGTAAAACGGCTGCAAAAAGAGTTCCCCGAACGCCTTTTCATGGTGGAACGTAAAGGTAAGTTAGGATTGGGTACGGCTTATATCTGCGGATTTAAATGGGCAATAGAACATAAATATGATTTTATATTCGAAATGGATGCAGACTTCAGTCATAACCCGAATGATCTTCCCAAATTATATGCGGCCTGTATGGAACAGGGTGGTGATGTCGCAGTCGGTTCCCGCTACTGTAACGGTGTGAATGTCGTGAACTGGCCATTGGGACGTGTGTTGATGTCCTATTATGCTTCCGTATATGTTCGTTTTGTTACTGGAATGAAAGTACAGGATACGACAGCCGGTTTCAAATGCTATCGTCGTGAGGTGCTTGAGACGATCGATCTGGATCGTATCCATTTCAAAGGATATGCGTTCCAGATAGAAATGAAGTTTACGGCATATAAGTGTGGTTATAAAATCGTGGAAGTCCCCATTATTTTTATCAATCGTGTATTAGGCACTTCCAAGATGAACTCCTCTATCTTCGGGGAAGCACTGTTTGGCGTATTGAAATTGAAATGGTGGAGTCTGTTTCGTAAATATCCCCAAAAAGGGAATCGAAAAGCGATTGCCGGATAATGCCATTATTGTAAAAAGCAATAAAAAGGGATATTCAGTAAAT